TCATAAATCAACCAGGAGTAATAAATGACCGCTGTGCAACCCGTCGATTACCAGACGCTGCCGCTCGAACTGTTCACCGTGAAGGACTTGACGGACGCTATCGGCGTAGCTCGCGCCGCCGAGATTTTCAACACGTCCGATCGCGCGATCTACACGGTGCGCAACACGAACGTCCTGAGCGAGCAGCGCGTGCTCATGCTTATCAACGAGATCAAGCGCGACGAAGCGAATTATCGTCAGAAGCTCGTGATCAAGCGCAACATGCAAAAGACGCGTGCCGACAATCGCGCCGCGCGCGAAGAAGTCTAAACACTCTCACTGGTCCAAAGAGGAAAGAAGCAATGAACCTGCAATTCGACAGCATCAAAGAACTCGAACAATTCCTGATGTTCTCCGCGCATATCGGGCGCGCGTTCGCCGTGGCGCCGCAAGATGTAGCACAAGCCGCTTTAAGCACGGCTTTCCCCGCCGAGTTGCGCGAAACCGCACCGCCGGTATCAAATAAATTTGTGGCGCCGGGCTGCGAACAGTTTGCAGAAACGACTGCGACGACCGCACAAGGCGAGGACGGCCCGCTCATGGCTGACGGCGGGACGCCGGCAAAGCGCAAGCGCCGCACGAAGGCGGAAATCGAAGCGGATCGCGCCGCTGAGGCTATGGGTGAAGTCTCAAACGCCCCTGCGGCTGGACAGACGGTGACGTCTGTCGCGCCGTCTGTGTCGGCAAGTCCTTCAAATTCCGCAGTTGCTACTGGCTCAAACAATGCTAACCCGTTCGCTGTCGCGTCGCCCACTACGCAGGCAATTCTCGAAGCGCCGGATCAGTCTGCGGCGACGCTCGCGGGTATGGCCGCGATGCAGACCAACCCGCCGGTAGACGAGCACCCTACGGCACCGCGCATCGTCGAGAGCATTGAGCACCTGCGCGCGTGCCAGTCGTTCATTCAGGCGCACGGCATGGCCCGTTACAACGAGTCGTTCCGTGACGGCCTGAATGCGAACATCACCACGTACACGCCCGAGCAGCGCGCGCAGCACGTCGCGATCCTCGAAGCGCTCGCACTCAGCGCGTGATGGAAATTTTTCTGCGCTACCTGGAGTACAAAGCGCACATGGCGGCGTGCTATCCCGGCGCCGCGATGCTTACCTATCGTGACTGGCTCGACTTCGGGTACAAGGAATAGCCATGGCGGCGTTGATACTGCTCGCGATTGCCGCCGGAGTCGTCATCGTCGGATTCTCGGCGCTCGGCATTTGGCTTCGGCTGATATTCGGTCTGCTCGACGCGCTCGTGCAACAAGTCCCGGGCGGCGTCGCATTGTTCTTCCGGCTCGTTACATGGCTCTCTGTGCGGTCGGCGAAGCTGGCTAGGTGGGCGTGGCGGCAATCGCGCCGCGTCGGCATAGCGGCCGCGCAGCACGCTTACGTGAGCCTGTTCGTGTGGTCGTTTCTGCTGCGCGAGTGGTACGTCACTAGTGAACTACGCAAGCGGGGCGCGCGATGAGAAGCATTGCAAGGCGGTGGTTAGAGATCGAAATGGTTATGCAGGAGATGCAACGGCGATTGATCGCACTTCAGTCGGAATGCGCGCATGAAGCCGCAAGCAGGAGGCCGCGTTCGGATACCGGTAATTTTGATAGGTCGCTCGACTCTTATTGGTATGAATGTCATTGCGGCGACTGCGGGAAACGCTGGACGGAACCGCAATAACAACAAAGGCCCGCGAAAGCGGGCCTTTCTCTTTGCACGACCATCCGATCAGTTTTGTTTGATGCGCACCGACACGGTGATGTCCGACGTGCTCGTGTAGGTCGGCGTCGCGACGGCGGTCAGGACGCCGTACAGATCCTGATTCACTGAGTGAATCTGCGCCTGAATGTTGTCGGTCTGGTTGGTCGTTTCCGTACCAAGGCCCGAGTCCGCCGCACCGAGCGTGAACACGCCGAGCAGGTACGGCAAATCGAGTGCGTTGATAGCCGGCGCGCTCTTGTCCGTCCAGGTCGAGTTGGTCGGTTGCTGGCTGAACAGGTAGAGCTTGTAGCCAGTGGTCTGCACCGATTTCGACTTGACCAAGATGTCCGTCAACGTGCCGCTGAACGACGGGCCGAACACGTTCGAGAAGTGCAGCAGGCCGCCCACCTCGTTACCGGCCGTGTAGGCGCCGGCGGTGACAGTCGGCGTCACCGACACATCCGAGACCGAATTCAGGACCGTCACGCCCTGCGCGGCGAGCGTCGCCGACAGCGCCACCTGGAACGAACCCGAGCCTTGCACGCTGATGCGCGCACGAACCAGCGGATACGCGCCGTAGGCGACAGGATAGGTGCCGGCCGCGGTGATCGTGTTCAGCGTGCTCCAGTTCGAGCCGTCGGTCGAACCTTCGATCAGCAGCGTAGCGCCCGAGTCGGTACCGGTGACGATCGCCGACAGCGACGTATCGCCGTTCGTGTTCGTCACCAGCGAGTCGCCGACGTAGGTCAGAGTCTGCGATACAACGTAAGTCATGATTTGCTCCAGGTAGTCAATGATCGGACCAGTTGTGCTGCGAAACCTTACTTACGTTTGCCTTTCTTGCCCTTGTCCTTCGCCATCTTGCTGTCGCGGGCGCGCTTGCTGTCGTACGCCATGCAGTCATTTGCGCACTGGTGCAGGTTGTCCAGATTCTGCCGGAAGGCGTCCTTGTCATCCTGCGCATGCTGCGCCTTGCGCTGCACGGCATATCCGATGGCGGCTGCTTGCGCCTTTGGTTTCCCCGCTTTTATTTCCGTGGCGATATTTTCAGAGCGCGCCTTGTCGCTCTTTCCTTCGATCAGTGGCATGTCCTCGATCTCCTTCAGTTCCTTGCGGGTGACAGGGTGCAATGGCGACGGCAGATCGTCGAACGGCGCCCAGACATATTCCGTGTGCTCGTCATTCAATACCGGTACGAATGGCTCGTCAAGCAGCGCGGCGAACGCGACATAACCGTTCGACATCTTCTTGACCTTCATCAGCGGGCCGTCGTAGTCGAACCCGCTTTCCTCGCGGGTCTCGCGCCGGGCGGCCTGCTTTGGCGTTTCGTCCGGCTCCATTCCGCCGCCCGGAAAATCCCAGGAGCCGCCTTCCGGCGCGAGCGAATCGCGCTTCATGAGAAGGACGCGATTGCCCGCAAAGAAGATGATGCCGGCCGATTTCGCCTTTGCCATGTCAGATCGGCGAGACTTGCAGCGTGTTGAACGTGAACACGACAACCGCCGGCTGGAGAATCTTCTTGCCGCTTGGCGCCTTGTACGATTGCATGAAGCCGTTCTTGAGCTCGTAGCGCTTGCTGACGGCCGGGAGCGTCACAGTCACGTTCTGCGTGAGCTTGGTGCGGTTCGAGTATTCGTACTGCCAGATGTTCTCGAACAGCGCAAGCGACGGCGAATCCGCCTGCAAGGTCATCGTGAACGGAATCGCGTTGAACACGAAGCCCGCTGACAGCTTGCCGTCGATGCCCATTGAATATTCGCCGTTCTCGACTTCCGAGAAGTCGAACGCGTCGTCGGCCGCATAGCCCTGCACGCGCTGCGCGCTCGTGTAGAGCGCTTCCGTGGTCATCGCGAGCGTGCTGTTCGCAACGGTAAGAGTGCCTGCCATTTGCGAATCTCCTTAGATAACCGCGATGGAGTTGACGTTCAGCATCTGCACGGACCCTCCGTCTGTCCAGAAAAGAGTTGCGGCGGGACTCGTGCGGTTCTGACGCGCCTGTCCGACGTTGGCCGGATCGCCAATCAGGTAGTACCAGCCGCGCGACTGCACGACGTCGCTGATCTGCCGGCCTGCGGCGGCGTTGATCTGCTGCGCTTCGCTGTTCGTCAGCGTCACGCCCGCGCGGATGATACCGCTCGTCACTGCCGCGTCGATCACGTCGAGCGCCGCCTGATACAACTCGGCGTAGCCGTCCGAATTGTAAGGTATGGACGGGTACGCAAGAAGCGCTTCAAAGTTCGCGCGTTGCAATTCGCGGTTCAGGTAAATCTGATCGAGATACGTGTCCGACCACAGGAACGAACCGGACGTCTTGCCGTTGTATGCGATCGTGTATTGGTTCGCCGCGTTCGCGTACGCGCCGATGTACGTGTAGCCATTCGTCAGCAGTGCGTTCGCGCTCGACAGGTCGCTCACTGTCGCGGGCGTACCTGCCGTGAACTGGCGAAAAGCCAACGTGGTGCGACCGTTCGTGATGTTGTAGTTGATCGACGCGGCGTAGCCCATGAAGGCCGCGGCGGTCGCTACCGTGCCATAAACCGGCGTCGTGCCCTGATACGGCGCGGCGAGCACCTGCGCGCCGAACGACGCGGCGTTGTTCGGCGTCAGGTCGGCGGCATCGGCGTCCCATCCCAGATACCAGTACTGGAAATTTTGACCGCTATTCCACTGCGCGAACGCGAGCCGGTCATTCAGCGTCGCAGACCATGCGTGCGTGAAGCTGCCCCAGTTCGTCGTTTGCGTCACGAGACGATTCATCGCGGTCGCGGGCGTGTCCGCGGCGACGCCCGCGGTCTGAATGAACGCGCCAGCCGACTGAGCCAATCCGACGCCAGCGGCGAGCGTGCCGCTCACGTCCGTCGAGGTCGCACTCGGGCCTGTCGCCGTGGTGAGCAGCAGGAAGCGATTGCGCGCCGTGTCGTAGGTGATCGCGAAGTCCGGCGTCGTGAAAGCGGCCGTCATGATCGACGCGGCGTCCGCGAAGCTGGTGGCGGTCGAAAGATTGATCGTGCTCGACGTGTGCAGCGCGGCCGTGGTGACGATCAGCGTGCCGGTCAATGCCTGGAGTTGCGCGAGCGTCAGCGAGCCGAGATTCGCGCCATACGAGCCCGCCGGCGTCGCCGTCGCGGCGTAGCGCGCATAGGTGAGCGAGTACGGGAGCTGCCCGCCGTTGATGATGCCCGGAAAGTAATTGTCCGCTGCGGTCGTTTCCGGCGTGCTCGGACCGAACCAGTCATCGGCATCGGTCGCCAGATAGAACGTCTCGGGCTGGCCGGGCGGAATCGATGCGTCCTGCGTCAGCACGACGCCGACGAGGCGCGAGGCTTGACCGCCCGCGCCGATGACGCCCGGATTGACTTGGGCGATCTGAGAAATGGGTATAGTTGCCATGCTCGCGTTTCTCCTTGATGCGCGAAAAGCGCCGAAAGGCGCGATTGATTGCCACTATTGCTGCGCCGATTCTATCACCATAGCCAATCGGTGGAAACTATGCTATGGCGCTTTACGCTTCGCAAGCTTTGTCTCGGAAATTTTGCGGCGCGTTTCCTCAGACTGTACGCGGCCCTTACCAGCTGCGCCGATTTTGGCCTTGTGTTCTGCAGTCAGCGTGCGCCCGCGCTTTGCCTCGGACAGCTTGCGTTTATGCTCCTCGGTGAGAGGGCGGCCCGACAATGCTTGGGAAAGTTTCGCGCGGTGTTCTTTGGTGCGCTCACGGCCTACCACCGCCGCCAGAAACTTTTCGCGTTGTTCTGCAGTCCAAGGCGTACCCGGCTTTCCGCGCAAAGCTGCAGACAGCTTTGCGCGATGATCGTCAGTCAGTTTTCGGCCACCGCAACCTGCGGCGTTCGGGTTTGCGTTGT